AGTTAGATGTTACAACACTATTAAAAAATGATGATGTTTGTTCTGCAGTACTTGGCGATTGTTGTCTATAATATGTTTTATTTGAATCTGAAGTATATCTACTATATTCAGTATTATAATTAACTCCAAAAGTTTTTGGGTAATCATTTCCAAAATAAAATCCTTGGTTTTTGAAACTTTCAAATATTTTTTCTGTTGCGGAATTTGACCCATTACTTTGGCTAACCGTTTCACTAACTCCAGGGCCAGGTGAATTATTACCTGTTTGTATTGTTTGAAGTGAGTATTGTAGTTGTTCTTTTGTTAAATTTTTTGATGAAATTGCGTCTTGCAAATTTTGTAAATCATTTGGTGGTATTGTATAATATTTTTTAGCCAATTCATATAAGTCATATTTTAAACATCCTGCAAAAAAAGATTCTAACATTTGGTCTATTCTTGCTTTGTTTGTTTCATTTGTTAATATTTTATTTACAATAACATTTAAAACTGATGGATGGTCAACAACAACTTTCCATTGTAAATTACCACCTCTACTTGTATTTTTGTATGTGTATACCGGTTCTGGTCTTCCAATAAAATCGGTGGTGTTCCAATTCGCACTAACGGTTTCAGTAAAAACTAATCCATACGGAGGAAACCACATTACTCTACCCCCATTTGGTCCTCTTTCACATATTGCCAAATCAGATACCGTATATCCAGGTGAACCACCTGTTCTCCACGCCAAATTTTCCAATGAAAACATATATTTCTTAGCATAAATTTGAGTCGTGTCTCCAATTAAATTACTTGAGTCCTGTCCACCTTCTCGTTTATTTGGTGCAATATTAAGATTATATGTTTTGTCAAAAACAGAATAACTGAATTTTCTACCTTCAGTTGTCATACCATCTGTTTTTTGTAAATTATTATATTGAAGATACGGTATGTCTTTCGCAAAAACTCTACAATATTCTGTGCCAACCTCATTTCCTATCGAACCAACGTAACTTAATACTCTTGAACCTTTTGTTAATTCTTTATATCCATCATTGAACACTTTACTTACTTGGTCAATAGCGTTACCTACGTGTTGTAATCTTCTTCCTCCGCTTGGTTGACTATCAATAATTCTTTGGGTATCATCAAGTATTGAACCTTCCCTAAATGTTCTATTTGTTGACTCTGTTGAGTCGTATGATGTTTGTTTAAAGTTTTGACTTTGATTTGTTACTTCTCCACCAATACCAACTTTTTTACCAGCATTACCTTTATACTTTGGAGATACCCAAGTAAATCCTCCTTCAATATTACCACCATCACTATACGTAGGACCATTAGCACCCAACCTTACGTCTTGGCTTGGTCCCTCATATAACTGAGCCATTTCTTGTGGACCATATACAGGTGATTGTTGTTCTTGACCAAATGAATTAACTGGTAAGTCACCACCAGGTGAAAATATTCTTGACGGGTCAGATGTTTTTGAACCAACATAAAAATCACTATTGTTAGTTGTTGAGCCTACAAGAACTCCAGCTACTCTATCAAATAGAGTTCTGTCGTAATCAGGTTTAAATTTGTTATAATCTAAATTACCAAATAATCTTGATTTTTGACCTCCTCCTGTATTATTTAAAAATAATTGTGAGCCAGTTTTATCACCACCTAATAATCTATTAAAAAATTTACCAACGCCATTATTTGATTGTCTAAAAGCGTTTTGTAATTGTGCTATAGTTGTTGGTTGTCCTGGATTAATACTTGTATCAAAATACGAACCCGGTATTGTTGATACCGGTAATATACTTCCTGCTAACCTTAAAGCATAATTGGTTGCAGCTAATACAGGATTGGCCGGCATTGTAATAGTATAATCAGGTTCTATAAGTGGAACCCTACCTGTAACTAAATTCAATACGTCAGTACCACTTCTAACATTAAAAACGTTAGTTCTTCCTACTGTATTTTTTGCTATCTCCCTATTAATGTTATTTTCAAAAGATTCTTTTAATTTTACAGCACCTAATCTAGCCAAAAAAGAGTCTTGACTTAATAAACCATTACTACCTAAAGGGTCTTTAGTTAATAAAATAGATGCTGGAGAATATGATGAATTAACTATTGATGCCGGATATGGTTGACTATTTGGTGTTCTATCTTGGTCAGGTCTTACCGTTTCAAAAGATGCTATAGCATTTGCCGCATCAAAAATTTGTGTTGTATCCGCATAAGCATTTAATGGTCTCCAATTTCTTGGAGCATCATATCCCTCATCAATTATATGAGCGTCTTGGAACCCATATTCACCTTCATTTGATTTATTATTTAACAAAGAACCTGGGTCAGGGACTTGTTTATATCCACCATCATTACCATATTGGTTTAATGGAAATAATTTATTCGCAAAGGAAGGTTCATCAATAAGTTGGTCCGGACTATCTATAACAGATAAATCTGATTGAATTACTTCGTAATCAATTGGGGGGTCAGCTTTATTGGGGGACTTGGCATAAGGTACTAAGTTCCTTGTTATCAATTTTTTTCTAAACCCCGCAGAATCTATCAGTAGTGGACTTGGCATCTATACGTTATTTATAATAAATAGATTATCTATAATTTTTTTAAATTTAGGCCATCCCTGTTTTTTTTATTGCACCGTCATCAACTAAACTTTTTCTAACAAAATCAATGACACCATCTTTAAATTCTTTTCTAAATTCAACACTCCCCAAACTATCTTCAAGTAATTTTTTATCCACACCTAATGTTGAATTAATATTAATATTCATAGTTAAAGTACCAAAATCAATTTGTCCATCAACAGCAGTTGTTAATGATTCATTACCTGTTCCTTTAACTCCTCTTAAATTATCATAATTGGCAGATGCAATTTGACCTGTTTGATTTGGTGAGGCAACAACTGGCATACGAACATTTTGATTCGCTTCCGCTTGTGGTGTCATTTTTGTTTGTGGTTTGGTTGTGTTTGGATTTGTTACTTGTGTTGTTGGTTTTTGTTTTGTTGTTTGTTTTTCCCCGTTAAGATATTTTGCCAAAGGTTCAAATATTTCACTTTTAGCATATTTTTCAATATCACTTCTTCCTGGTTCTATTTTTTTATTAATATCTTTAATAGCGTCTTTTAATACCGTTAACGCGTCTCCTTGTACTCCTTTAAATTTGCTTTCTAAGTTTTTTTCAGTTTCTTTTATTTTTAATTGGAAATCTTTATCACTCATCTTATCTTTACCTTTAACTAAATCCGCAATTCCTACCATAGCTTTAGATAATTCTTCCGTAATTGGAGCTTTCTGTACAACTCCGCTAACAGTTCCAGTAACAACATTGGAAAGTCTATCAAGTCCTGAAATATTTTTTCTAATAACAGACAAATCAGCAACACTATATCCTGCCTTTTCTGCAATTGATTTAACATCCGCAGCAATTCTTTGGGTAATATCCATTTGACCTCTAGCGATATCTTCCATAGTTTTTGGAGATTTTTCTTGAATCTCCTTTAATTTACCAAACTGGTCTTTTGTTACGTCTCCAAGGCCTTCCCATATTTCTTGTCCTTGTTTATCTAACCCAAGTTTAACTTGATATTTACCGTCTTTCATTACCGCCATATTCGCCAATAATGTCCTATCATCTTCAGGAATATCTAATTTAACATCAGATAATCTTCTATTTAAATCAGCGGATGCAATTGCCGCTTTTGATAATTCAGCTGCGGTTGTTCCTAATGGACCTGCCATTTCTTTTAAAGTTAAAATCCCTTGTGGATTTATTTTGAATGTTTTTGTTTTTTCATCAAATTCCGTAAACTGTTGTGTCGCTTTAATAATACTATCTTGTAATGCTCCCGGATTTACCAAAGCATCATTCATCATAGTTAATGGGTCACCTAAATCCCCAACAGCAACTCCCAATCTTTGAAATGCAGATGCAGCTTCTATAGCTCCTTCAGGACTTAACACTTTATCCGCAAAATCTGCAGTTATTCTCATATCAAATTTTAACATTGAAGCTTGTGCTGCCATCTTTGTTAAACCTTCAACACCATTAGAAAAATTAAATCTATTTAATAGGTCCATGTTGTTTAAAACATCTCCCATAACTGTTTTGGCATTAAGTCCAATACTTTGAACATAATGCACAGAATCCTCAACATTTTTACCTATATTTTCAGTTTGAACTCCAACATTACTAAATGCGGTAACAATACTTCCAACACTTTTACCTAAAACTTGTGATGTTGCATATAATTTTCCAATAACTTCTTCTGTTTCAATAACATTTCTTCTAGAAGATTCCGCAATATCTGTTATTGTTTGTCCAACATCAGTTATAGAACCACCAAGTCTTGTAACAACAGGAACTGCGTTTGCAAATGCCGAAGACATTTCATCAATTCTTGTTCCAGAAGTTAAGAAACTTTTATCTAATGTTTTTGCCGCCAAATACATTTTTTCAGCAGACATAGCCATATTTTCCAAAATCTCAGATGAAAAAGTTTTTTTAAAAGAATCTTTCATAGATTCTAATTCTTTTTTATACTCTGCGGCTAATTGTTCAGGAGTTTTTTGTTGTTCAAAATCGGCCATAATATTTTTTTTGTTCTATTATAAATAGAAGAAGGACTGATTTTTCAGTCCTTCTTGTTTTCTTCAATCCATTTATCGAGAAGATATTTTCTAACGAAAATTGGCATCTTTTCGAAATCTTGATATGTTATTTTCATTAATGTATTCAAATAGTAAAATTCATCTATTTGACCTTTCCTATAATCAGAAGAAAGGACGAAAGAAATCAACCCCAAACCCAACATTAAATGTTAGTTTTTCTCCTGATGGGGCTGTTACTGTTCTATTCATATCTAATTTTGGTTCGTTTGAATCCATAAATTGTCTAATATATTTTGAATCCGCAATAGGCATTTGTTCTACAAACTTTGCAATTTCGGCTCTATCAGTACTTCCGTCAACTTCAATAATTTCTTTTTGTAGTCTCCATGTTACTTTCGGAGCAACTCTTCCTTGAGGATACGACTCTGTCATTTTTTGTATTTCCATAACCTCACCATAACTTAATGGTTTTATCTTAACCGTTGATTGTGATTTAGGTAATGGTGTTACAAACGTACCATCTTCTAATGGAGTTTGTCCATTAATTATTGGTAATTCATCCAATCTAACAGTTGTTTGAAATGGTTTCCTTGTTTGGGGGTCAGTTAAAGTTAAATTTATTTCCGGTCCGAAAGCAGTGTTTCTTAAGAATATTAAAACTGATTCAACATCACCTTCTAATAAATCTTCCACTCTAACATCTGGTTCGTATATCTTTGCTCTAAGAAGGTTTAATGTAAGGTCTGCTCCTCCAGCCATTAATATATTTTCATCAGAAGCAGTTAAGTATCCAACTTTAATTGACTTTTTTTTATTTTTATAAAAAACTCCTTGTGATGGTAAAGGAACCACATCGTGTGGTAATGTAAAATTTTGTTGAGCGTAGTCTCTAGTTTGATTATCCATATAAAAAAATTAACCGTAAAGTTTATGTGCTTTACGGTTAAGTATAATTGTTATTATTTTTAAATAAATCTTTTCTTTAAAAAATTAGTAAACTAATACACATCTGTCCATTCTTAGTGTTGCTGCGATTGTTGCCAAAGCATCTGCATTGTAAGCTAATGTATTAAAGTTAACATCTGTTAAGAATGTACCATATAATATCCATTTTTCAACAACAACTCCAGTTGGGTCCAGCATTTCCAAGTCAATGTCTTTCTTATACCCCGCAGCGTATCCCATTCTACCTGTAACAGACTCAGCGTGTAGACGAACCCATTCCATTAGGGCTTGAGCCGCAGAAGGTCCTATTGGGTCTCTAAATGTCACGTTAAGTGTTTGCCAGTTAAATCTACCCGCAACAAATGTTGATGTATTTAAAAAAGGTATTTCTACAGGATTGATAGTGATGTGAGGTCTTTGGGCTGTTTCTACAAACCACTCATTTATTCCCAAACTTGATGGAAATCTTAAAATGAATCGATTCTGACGTTTCGGTTCATACGGTATCGGCATTTTCATTAGTAAATCAGCCATATTATTATAATTTTGTTTTTTTGTTTATTTTTATAAATATATCGTACTTAAAAATTTTTCTATTTACTTTATTTTTAAATAAATTATTTCTTATTTAACTTCCTTCTTAATTCCTCCGGCAGTAGAATAAGTCTTAACTAGTTTATCTGGTTTATCTTTAAAATGTTTATTCATTACTTCAACATTTCTAATATCATCATCAGAAAATCCAATTAATGGTTTATCTGGTATAAATTTATTGCTAATATCTTTTTTTAGATACGCTTTTTTATTTAATAACGATGCCATCCCTTTTATGTATGATACAAAATCATCCATTGCCATAACCTTTAATTCTTCAGGGTTAGCACTAGAACCTCCACCAAACGTTACAGGATGGTATTTGTTAAGTTCTAAATAAGATTTAATAAGTTCATTATCTGACATATCATCTTCATCCACAAAAGACCTATATTTTTTTAAGTTTTTAACTAACTCATTTTTATTAATTCCGTTAAATCCCGTAATAATATAATTGTATATTGCTTGTTTTAATGTGTTTGGATTATGTCCTCTAGCGGTGATTATAGAAAAAATAGACCCATTGTTTATTGATTCTTTAAAATCATCAAATGCTGGTCCTGGTTTTGCCTTCATCGCATCAATCAGAAAAGTTTTATCTCCTTCGGTTCTAAAGTTTCTGAAAGGACTTTCAGCAAATCCTACAATTTTTTCTCCATTATAATTAAAGGGTTCTTTACCAATCATTGTTCTATATTCGGCAAAATCTTCAGTACTCATTCCGACTTCATCACCTTCTTCATTTTTTAGAATAATTTTTGTTGGCATATGAACAATATTATCATCCCAATCGAATGCATAATATTTCATGTCAGGAGTACCTTCTTCTTTAAAACCTTCTTTAAATTCTTTTCTCATGTTAAATTAAAACTGGGATACAAAATGTACCCCAGTTATTTTTATTAGATATTTTCAAACGAAGCACCTGTTGGTGTGATGAAGAACTCAATATCGATGAATTCTAACGCCTTCGTAGGTTTAAGATATATTTTACCTGTTAGTGTATTTCTATCCAAATCTTCTGGAGAAGAAGAAACTGTTACACGGAAATCGTAAAGACCTCTATCTCTTCTGATTGAATCCAAAATAGGATTAACACTATCTAAGAATTGTTGTCTAACGATTTGGTCGTTTTGTTCAAACAATAATCTTACAGCTACAGCAGATATTAATTTACGTGCTTGCAATAATAATCTTCTTACATTCAACCTATTCAATGCTGATTCAGTTACTTGTAAAGTTTTGTTACCCCAAATTACAGTTCCTACATCAGAGAAGGTTGCGATTGGATTAATTCTACCTTGATAAAGTGTATCTCTATCTTCTTGAGTTAATTTACGTCTAGCTTTAATTGAATTTACAAGACCTCTTGTGTAACCCGCTGATGCGAACCAAGGGAATGCAATGTTATCTGTTAATGCTAAGTTTCTACAAACTTCACCTGTTGGTGGAAGATATATTTGTGTATTATTTACAGTATCTCTTACAAGTATCCAAGGATAGTAAGTCGCTGTATAGTTTGAGTCAATCCCTGTGTTATCAAGGTTATCAACAGCCTCTTGTGGATAAATCACGTCATATTGACTTGTTCCGTCAGGAGTATACATGTTATAATCTGGTGTTGTTGCGATATACACAGAATCTGCTCTTTGATATTGAACCATACTAATGGCTTCTTCTACTAAGTTTGAGTTATTAACGTAATCGATACCTGGAGTTACAAAAACATTAATGTTTGTTGCTTCAGGATTTGCAAAAGTTAAAATACCAAGTAAGTAAGCGTAGTAGTCAGAGTTTGCAAAATCTTGAGTATTGTTTTGAACAACAATTCTCTTGAACATTCCGTCTCCTGTTGCTGTTGGGTATCTTGTTGAAGGTGCCGCTCCTGCTAAATAACCGGAAGCACCTAATTGGAATCTGTCTTGGTTTGTTCTATATTCTCTATAGATATCCCATCCATCAAATCCACCAGCAAAACATATTGTATATTTTCTTGAGTAAATAAAATAATAAGGATTTTCTTGAGTTTCTGGGTCAAATCTAAAATCTGCAACTCCACATTCAAAAGCAGTTTCACCACTTGTTAATAATGCAGAATTTGAAATGGAAACTACAGTAGCTCCTGAGTCCATATGGAATCCTTTACTTAAGTAATTCCATGGTGCGGAATCAGTTGCAGTTTCCCACCCAACTACAGGGTTTTGTTTACCTTTATATTCTAAGAAAGACTCATCGATTCCAAGTTGACTTGAGAAACCTAA